CGACGGCGGTAAAACGTGGCTCCCGTGCGGGGTAGTGGAGGAGGCCAAGCCGTGAGCGACACACCAAGGACGGATGCGAAGCGTGGTTTTCATGATTTGGACACCGCCGTTGATGCTGAGTTTTCTGAACAACTCGAACGCGAACTCAACGTCGCGAACGACCGCATCAAGCGGCTGGATGATATAATTAAACACCAAGAAAAAGTAATCAAGCGTCTCGAAGATGTCGAGTATAGATTGATGCAAGAAAGAATAACTGACTAACATGAACATATTCAACCCAACAAATCCACCCCAACACAACCCAACAGAGCTTCTCAAACAAGCTGAGAATCTCCTCAACAAAACCGAGCGCAAGCAAGGCTGGCCTTACTACGACATCAAGCATGCGCTTCAGTTCGCACAGATGGTGATCAAGCTCAGCAAAATCCCCAGCAAGAAAGCCACGATCAACACCCTCACACTACGTCAACAACCTCAGACCGTGCGCGCTCGCCTATCTCAAGGCAAAGCATTCATCGTAGACAAAGGGATCGACGTGCTCAAAGGTCAGATCGACCCTGACGACATGCCGCTCGTCGATGAGCTTGCTGAAAAGGTGCAGATCTCTGTGCGCAAAGTCAACCTCATCATCGAGCTTGTCGAGCCCGTGGATAATATCCTCGATGCAATGACTCCTCTGCTCGGCGGCACCGACGAAGATCCTTTCGTCTTCAACGAAGACATCTTCCGCGAACAACTCCTTGAATTCATCAACACCGGCGAGATCGGATCGCAAGCAAGCTGGCAAAACTATACAAGCAGTGCAGAGAAATATGCACGGCAGCTTGCCCTTCAAGACAACACACTCATCATCGAGACCACTCCGAACGAGCTTATCATTATGAAGATGAGTGAGGAGATGTTGAAGGGTCTGGAGTGATGAATGAAGAATCAGATAAAGTCCCAAAGAAACTGAATAAAATTATTCGAATCATCGCAGTTATCGGTGCTATATTTATTGTACTTAATCCAGAGTTTCTTGCGTTTGGTATTATAGCAGACGCAGCATTCTTTGATATGCTTGTGCTCCTACTTGGATTACAGCTTCATGGATTCTTTGGTTCTATTTTAGCGCACATCAAACTTACCATAACTACATTATGGATTTATCTTAAGCCCAAATAAAATGCAAATCTTCCTCCCATATCCTGACATCGAACAAAGCGCTCGCGTGCTCGATACCCAGCGCCTCATGAAACAGCGCGTCGAGTCTCTTCAAATCCTCAACACCCTGCAAGGTAAGTCACAGGGCTGGCGCAGTCATCCTGCCGTCAAGATGGTCAAGCCTTATCAAGCATGGCTCTGTTTATACAGCATCAAGATCTGTCAAGAAGCACGCCGCCGGGGCTACGTTGACAACTTACTTCCTCACTTTGAGAAAGAACTTCTAACATATCCCTACATCATCCAGCCACATTGGCTCGGCTCTTATCTCCACACCACACACAAGAGCAATCTCATCCGGAAGAAGGCTGACTATTATGCGCCGCTCTTTCCCAATATCCCACCAAACCTTCCCTATTTCTGGCCATCATGAAAACCCTCACACTCTCTCTCATGATCTTCACAGCAGAGACAACACTGATCGCACTGCATCAAGACTTCGATGCAAAACTCAGAGCGATCAGTCAGATCGAAAGCAACGACAACGATAAAGCGAAAGGCCGCCACGGTGAACTCTCCCGATACCAACTCAAGCGTGCAGTCTGGAAGCAACACTTCCCTTCTGAAAAAGATCAAAGACATATTCCTTCGGCCGCAAGGCGCTGTGCTAAAGCGCATCTATGCTGGCTTGAACTCAGACTCTGCGTTGCCCAGCGCGTTAATAACCCACAGCCAAGGGATGTTTACGCCGCATGGAATATCGGCCTTGAAGCTTTCTCGCGACGAGATTACAACTTTGATAGACTCCCCGATTCTATCAAACAACGAGCGGACCGCTTTACAAACCTATATACAGAATTCAGAAACAGCCAATGATATGAACAACACGACAGACAAAGGAGTAACATACGCATCAGCCAGAGAAGAAGCCAATGTTCCAAAGGAGCATTACTTCTACTGCTACAAATACAGCATGCATGGTTCATGGTTCTCGACCATGCTCTATGACACGCCAGAGAAAGCCGCCGAGAGCATGACAGATAAGGCAATCATCCGTACGAAACTCTGTTGTGTTGTTCTATAGTTATGAGCAACTCCAGCCTCAACGAACTCGATCTCTTACTGGGCCTACCAAAGCCCGTCGAAGAGATGACAGACAAAGAACTCGAACGCTTTCTTCTCAAGCACTTCCCACACACGAGACCAACTGGCACCGATCTCGCATCGCTCCTTAACGATCCCCTACTTAAAGGCATAGACGTTCAAGCTATCATCAATCAAACTCAAAACTTTAAGTTTAAGAAGTGAAAGCTCTGAAGAAAAAACGCAAAGGACATCCCGGCAAGCCAGTGATCTGTCTTGAGACAGGTAAAGAATATCCTTCAGCCACAGCGGCGGCCAGAGAACTCAAAGTAAATCTTGCCGCCGTGTCTCAGCAAATCTATCGCGGCCAAAAGTGCCGGGGCTTTACTTTCAAATATAAAAAATAATCTTTAGCTACCCAGCACGTGCAAGCTGTTCTTGCATAGGAGTTAAACGGTTCTCCTAGGACGGCGTGCTGGGTAGCTTTTCTTTTCTTTTCTTTTCCCTTAATAAACAATATGAATCTAACCTATAAAGACCTCCCTCATGAAGGCATTCCTCCAGTCATCCCAATCAACGCATCTGGCCTAAAGATCTCAGCCTGTCCGCGCCGCTGGTTTCTTACGGTGTTTCTTGGACTTAAACCAAAGGAAGACATCACCGTTCTCACCGTCGGCAAGATCATTCACAAGTTCGCAGAGAACATTGCCTTCGACCGGAGCGGAGAGAAGTGGCAAGAGGCTTGTCTCGATGCGTTCAAATCCGCGAAGGATAAAAACCTGCCGAACAAAGATCAAGATCAAATCAAGAAAGCTCTAACTGTTGCGCCCTTGCAGCAACTCCCAACGCCGCTGAAGTTCGGAGACAATCGCGGCGCTGAGTTCCACTTCAACTTCCCTATCGTAGAGCATCCTGCGTTTGCCTACGTGGGCACAGTCGATCTTCTCTCTATAACCCCGGCCGGAATCCTTCAGATCACCGACTATAAAACCACGCGCAAGTATGCATTCAAAGATGCGGTCGCGGGATATGAAGGCGACACTCAGTTCTCTTTCTACTACTACATCTTCCAGCGCTTCGCATATGAGATATTTCGTGATGAAATAAACTACGCCAACGCTGCGTGGTATCGTCGCATGGTGATTCGTACTTTGGTCGTGCAGATCTCTTTGCCTTCCCCCGCGTGGCGCACCGGCCCTGATTGGAGTTTCTCCGCAGAGCAACTAGAGGAGTTCGGCAAGGAACTCAAAGAACGCATTGAGCTTTTCTCCAAGCATATCAATCAAGCTATGGCTCACGACAAGCTTCCTCCGCCTAGCGGCAAGCTCACCAACTCGTGCCCAAGCTGCCCATTCAAACGCCTATGCTTCGCCGATAACTCCACGCAAGTCGAACTCTTCCTCTCTGAGTGTGACATCGTGAAGTATGAACCCCTTTCTTGGTAATGTAGCCAAGCTTAAATAAAATGGAAACAACAACATCCCCACAACCAACAAAACCACAGTGGCCCAAGACCCTGATCGCTCTCGTCGGTCCGAGCGGCGCAGGTAAGTCTACATCATTCCGCAATGTAGATCCCACCAGAACGATCATCCTCGACGCAGAGCGAAAGGGTATGCCTTTCCGCGTACGTGATGAGAAGCTCGTCGTCCCGATTGATAGCTATGATAAGCTGACGCTTGAACTGAATAAGATCAAGAAAGACACGACGAAAGACTTGGTTGTCATTGACTCAATCACTGCGGCCATCGACCAACTGCAGGTCAAGTGCGAGCAGATCTACAAGGGCTTTGATATCTGGAAGAACTACAATGACGGTATCCAGACTCTCTGCACAAATCTCAAAAGCCTAGACAAGACCGTCATCATCACGGGGTTAGAGGAAATTGTCCCCATTCAAGGTCTCGACGGCAGCATGACAACTCGCCGCCGTCTCTACGTGCAAGGTAAAGAGTGGGCAAACAAAGGCATCGAGTCAGAGTGTCTTGCCGTGTGGTCCGTGTATGCGAAGAAAGAAAAAGGCAGCGACAATATCCAATACTTCTTCGCCACTCAGACCGATGGCGTTACCACCGCAAAGACTCCTATCTTCTGGGGTCTTCCGAATCCGATGGAGAATTGTGTAGTGAAAGCATTGAATAAGATTGCAGTTGAATTGGCTAAACCTTAAACCTAAAAATTATGAGCGAACAAACTGAACCCAAACTATATCCCGAACAAGAAGCCGAGATCCGATTGATTATCAAAATCAAGCAGAACTCTGAAGGCAAACTTTATGGTTATATCTATAACTTCGAAGTCAATAACTACGAAGGTCTTATCCCTAACGCAACTAAGCTAGTCCGAGATTATGATTTTCAATATGCATCAGACAAGATGATTGATGCGGCTATTGAACACATCAAAGAACACAGAGCCTAAAAGCTGGCCCACCAAAAGCTCCCTCCCATTTGTCGGTGATAGTAAACAATAAAACAAACAAAACATAAAATGAAAAAAGGTACTGAAGTCAAGCTCGGATTCATCCCCGCCAACGTGTATAAGGTTCTCGTCCACAAGACCGAGGCCCGTCAGAGCGGTAAGGGTTTCAAGATGGTTGTCTGTGAGTGCGAGATCATCGCGCCTGAGACCGCCGTCGCCGCCGGTACGACCTACAAGACCCTCGGTGCAAAGGGCAACATGTACATCATGTTGGAGAACAAGAACGGCGTTGACTCCGCTCTCGAACTTCTCGCCACTGCGCTCCAAACCGTCGGCCTGTATGACGGCCTGCCCGAAGACTACAACGAGATCGACGTGGCCGACGCGCTCAAGACCCTCGAAGGTCAAGCCTTCAACATGCTCGTTCAGTCGCAGCCTGAGTACGTCAGCGACGACCCGTCGAACTCTCGCGATCTCAAATTCGCCAAGCGCGACGAGAACGGCGAGGCTATCATCAAGCGCTACAACACCCAGTTTGACTTCTCTCAAGTCAAGGGCGTGGCGTCTCCCATCGCAGCCTTTTAAGTCTCTTGATGGAGTGGTTGCCATCATAGAGACATGCGCCTCTTAGTAAGTAATGCGAACTTGCTAAGAGGTTTTTCCTCAAGACATACATCCCACTCGCACCGCTGGCAGACCGGAAATAGTCTGCCTTTTCTTTTCTCTGTAAATAACCCTCAACATGATAGCCCTCGTTCTCCATGGACCATCGCGATTTGATAAAGAAAACAACGGCATCCTTCTCGGACCCGCCGGAGATTTTGTTCGTTCTGTGTTGGCTAATCATAATCTTGACCTGGATAATTCATCTGATATTTTTATAACCTTTGCCGACGACTTCTTTCGTGGGTCTAATCCAAAGCCAAGCGGCATAACAAAGATCATCTTCGCCGGAGCTAAGGCGCTAGAGTTTCTCCCCGCCGCCAAAGACAAAAGCCTCGATGCCTTTCGCGGCGTAGTTTACACCTCACCAAACAAAACCCAATACATAGTAACCTATTGGCCACAGGATTGCGTGGACGCTTGGGGCATGGAAGATGCGCTCGAAGGCGAAGGCGATGGCGACGATATCCTAGATAAGGATGATGGCAAGAGTACCTCGCCCACGAAGCGATCTAACTATAGCTTTTGGTTCGCACAAGACATAAAGAAACTCCTTACTTATGACTCCCAAAAAGTTCAACCTGAAACACAACCCGTCGTCTGCTCCCGAAGTGAAGAAGCCCTCAGAGTATTTAACCACGAAGGACCCATTTTCTTCGACATCGAGACCCATCCAAAGACCAATACCCTTACCTGCCTCGCCATCGCGTGCGGAGATAGCCCTGTTTATTCTGTCCCTGTTTATGATTGGGGCGGTAATCTTAACGTGGGTGTGGTGTTTTTTGCACGTTTCATAAGAGAACTAAAAAAGCGCAGGGTCGTCATACACAACGCCCTCTTTGATCTCTGCTTCCTCGCGGCGTTTTATAAAATCCCCTTCGGCCACGACATCTATGACACCATGGTCGCAGGCCATAGGATCTATCCAGAAGCTGAGAAGTCTCTCGCGCATCAAGCCACTCTCTTTTCCAATCGACCCTTTCACAAAGATGAAGCAGGAAACTTTGATCCTCGAAATCGAGCACAATTTGAGCAGCTCCGCGCTT